CTGGGCGTCGCCATGGACCCGGATGCCAAGGAGCCGTCAGGCGCCGACAGCAACTGGGGCATGATCTTTGAGGACGTGAAGAACGATTATCTCGAGGACGAGTACGAGAAGTACAAGGACGTGGTTGGCGCCGAGAATGCCATCACGGCCAACGTGGCTGCGGCGGACTGGAAGAACGAGGACTACACCCGCGTCGCCGAGTGGTATCAGAAGGAGAAGTTCCAGGACCAGCTGCTGGGCTTCACCGATGACAGCGGTCAGTTCACCACCGCTTTTCTCGCCGACATCAAGGATGCTGCGATCCGGCAGCGTTTGCTGGCCGACGTCCGCACCCAGAAGCGGGCCGTCACCCGCTCCAAAATCTGCTGGTACAAGATTTTCGGCGACAAGATCGTCGACTTCCGGGAGGTCCCTGGAAAGCGCTTCATCCCGATCGTGCGGGTAGTGGGTCAGGAGACCATTATTGACGGCGAGCTCGACCGCAAGGGCATCGTTCGCAGCCTTAAGGATACCCAGCGCAATCTGAACTACTGGGTCTCCGCCGGCGCAATGCAGGTGGCGCTCCAGACCAACGTGCCGTGGGTGGGCCCAGCTGCGGCCTTCGAGAACATCAAGCAGTGGGAGGACGCCAACCGCGGGCGCTATGCCTACCTGCCGTACAATCATAGGGACGATCAGGAGGAGATCATTCCGCCGCCGTCGCGGCCCAATCCCCCGGTGATGGCGACCGCATACATCCAGGGCATCCAGATCGCGTCCCAGCAGTTCAAGGACATCTCGGGCCAGCACGAAGCCACACTTGGCAAGCAGGACAACGCCGAGTCCAGCCTCGCCATCCGGGCGCGGCAAGGGCAGGGCGAAACGTCAACCTTCCACTTCCCCAACGCTCTGGCTCAGGGCGTGGCCCACACCGGGCGCATCATCCTCGACATGGCGCCGGAGGTCTATGACACGCCGCGGCTGATCCGCATCTCCAACGCGGACATGACCCAGAGCGAGGTCAACGTGGATCCGCAGGCGGCCGAGGCTCATGCGGAGATCGACAAGCCGGACGAGGAGAACACCACCGAGGTTACATGGAACCCGAAGATCGGCCGCTATGAGGTGGAAGCCGAGGCGGGCCCGTCCTACCAGACGCAGCGGGAGTGGACTGCGGAATCGCTAGGCGCGCTGCTCGCGCAGAACAAGGACCTCTGGCAGGTCATCGGCGACTTCTACGCCCAGCAGCTGGACTTCCCGGGTGCCGAACAGATGGCAGAGCGCATCCGGCGCACCATCAACCCGTCCGTCCTTGGCGAGGGGCCGAGCCCCAACGAGCAGAAGATGCAGGGCGAGATGCAGAACATGCAGCGCCTGCTTCAGTCGCTCATGGACACGCTCGCGCAGAAACAGCGCGAGATCGACAACAAGGACGAAGAGATCGCGATCAAGGCCGAGGCCGAGGTCACCCGCCGCATGGACGCCGAGTCCCGCCGCATCAAGGAGGCGGGCAACGCCCAGGCCAACTTCGCGGCGGCCGGTCTCGATCCGGATATCAAGAACATCATGTCCGACGCCACGGCAGAGGCCATGAACGACGATCTGCACGAGAGGCTGGAGGCGCGCAAGCCCCAGCCCGAAGAACAACCGGAACCAGTTGAATGAAGAAACTCGCTTTTGCCCTGATCTTGCTCGCCGGCCCTGCGCTGGCGGACGAGCCCGCCAAGCCCACGCTGTGGCTGATGGCGGTGCAGCTCAAGGCCACCACACTGAACGTGACCTATCCGAACCAGGCGGCGTGCGAGGCGTCAGCCAAGACCGCCACGGCGCATCTGAAGAAGCACGGCCTGGGCCGGGCGGATTGCTTCCCGGTGGTGCAGCCGTGAGGCGCTGCATGGACTGGCTGACCGATATGTTTGTGATGTTTTGGCTCGCATGACCAACCAACTGATCCGCCTGCAGGCCAAGGAGATCGCTGGCGCGGAGTACGACAAGCTCCGCGTTCTCGGCTCCGATCGCTTCTCCCGGGAGAACCCGGACCAGAAGCGCTACGTGGCCGAGCACTGGCCGCATTTTGTCGACGCCGCCCGCGCATCGCTGACCTACTACATGACCATGGTCACCACGCCTGAGCATGAGAAGGAAGCGATCATGGAGGCGCTGGTCGAGCACACCGAGCAGTCCGAAGGGCCGCGCGCCGTGGAGGTTCTGCAATACACGTTCCAGCCGCGCGAGCGGGAAGACGTGAGGATGATCGACGAAAACCTGCAATTGCCGAGCGTAGGGATGTAACGATGGATCACGCGATCACGGTCGGCAATGTCCTGATGGTCTGCGGCATAGCCGTTGCGCTGGTACTGGCAGGCGGCGGGCTGCTCCTTCTCATCAGCATTTTGAACCCGTTTAGCTCTGGACACTAAGACATGGTCGCCAAGAAGAAGAAATCCGCCAACGCCCTGGTTGGCGAGTCTCCCGCGATCTATGCGGGCATGAACCGCGACTACCAGGCTGAGGATGACCATCGCGCATTGACCCGTGCCGGCGAGATCATGTCCGACCGGGAGCGGATGAAGGCGGCAAAAGAGCACGCCAAGAAGATGCAGAAGCACATGGAGAAAGCCTGCAAATGAAGTCCCGTTTCCTGAACGGAGTGAGTTTCCTGCCCCTGTATGCGCCCGAGAAGGGCGACGGCGGCGGCCAAGCTGAGATGGACCTGAACGCCGAGGCCGGCGACATCGCCGACCAGCTGGAAGCCGCGGCCGATGACGATCAGAACGACCTTAACCACTCTGGCGATGACGAAGGCGCCGAAGAGGTCAAGGCCGGCGACGACGGCAAGGAGCCTGAGAAGGCCGAAGGCGAGGACGACAAGGGCGAGGAAGAGCCGGAGGACGAAAAGGCCGAGCTCGAACAGCTGCGCAAGGCCAACAAGGCCCTCGGCAAGCGCATCAGCGCCCTGTCCAAGGACAAGCGCGAGCTGCATGCCAAGCTCCAAGAGACCATCCGCGAGGTCCCCAAGGGTGAGGAAGAGGCCGCTGCCGACGATGAGGCGCCCCAGCGGTCCGACTTCAAGTCCAAGGCGGAGTTCGACGCCGCGGTGGAAGCCCGCGCCGAGCGGATCGCTGAGGAGCGCGCCGCCACCCGCGAGTTCAACCGCAAGTGCAACGAGGTCGAGTCGGCTGGCTCTAAGGCGTTCGGCGACAAGTGGGCCAAGGCCAAGACCGAGCTCGCCATGCTGGATGACCACGGCCGCATCCCGCTGGACATCCTCACGGTGGCGCTGGAGACGGACAATCCGGCCCGCGTGCTGTTCGTGCTAGGCAACGATATCGAGAAGGCCACGGAGCTGATGGGCATGACCCCGGCCAAACGGGCGATTGCCATGGATAGGATCGCCACACAGAAGCCCGCCGAGCGTCCGGCCTCGAGGGCGCCGGCGCCGGTCGAGCCTCTGGGTGGCCGCGGCAGCCGCGACGATCGGCCTTCTGACCGCGACTCCGACGAGGAGTGGAATCGAAAGGAAGAGGCTCGCGAGCGTCGGCTGCGTGAAGAGCGCCGGAAGCGGGGGTACTGAGTTACTATCCGTCAAAATGTTGGTTAGTAATTGACTATCCAACATTCTGGAACTGAAGCCCTCGATCGCGGCTTAAAGCGACGTTTCTGCACGTATCGCGGCCTCGTGTCCCGCCCCGCCGCTAGGGTCAAGTGCGTTTGCGCCCGCCAATTCCTCACAGCTCGGGCGAGTGAGGATCACCCCAAAACCCACGTTCCGGCGACGCTTTGAGGGCGTTCGCGGACGCATGCCCCGAGGCATTTCCCATGGCAAATACCCTTCTCACGCGGTTGGAGATCACCCGCAAGTCGATCCGCCTGTTCATCAACTCCAACGCTTTCATCAAGAACATCGACCGCCAGTATGACAGCCAGTTCGCCGTCACCGGCGCGAAGATCGGCGCCACGCTGAAGGTCCGCCTGCCCAACGACTACACTGTGACCGATGGTCCGGGCCTGTCGCTGCAGGACACCGCTGAGCAGCAGACCACGCTCACGGTCGCGACCCAGCGCCACGTCGACACCGGCTTCACCTCGGCCGAACTGGCTCTTTCGCTGGATGACTACGCCGAGCGCGTCGCCAAGCCGAAGATGAACAACCTGGCTGGCAACGTGGCGAAGACCGTCATGCTGGCGATCGGCGAGTCGGCGGCGAATATGCGCGCCAACTTCAACGGCACCGCAATCATCTCCCCGACCTCCCAGACCTTCGTGGAGGCCGGCGCCGTGCTGGACGACAACTCGGCCCCGCTGTTGGGCACGATGGGCGACCGCAAGATCGTCAACGACCCGTGGACCGACGCCCGCACCTCCACCTCGCTGTCGGGCCTATTCAACCCGTCCGCCCGCATCTCGGAGCAGTACGAATACGGCTCCATGAAGCAGGCGCTGGGCTTCTCCTGGATGCGCGACCAGACCGTGATCAAGCACACGGCTGGCACGTTCACCGCGGGAACGGTCAACGGCGCGGGCCAGAGCGGCACCACGCTGGTCACCAACGCGATCACCGGCACGCTCAAGCAGGGTGACATCATCACCATTGCCGGCGTCACCGCCGTCAACCGCGTGACCAAGCAGTCGACCGGCATGAGCCGCCAGTTCGTCGTCACGGCGGATGCGGCCTCGGGCGCCACCTCGCTGTCGATCTATCCGGCCATCGTTGCGGCCGGTGCGAACGGCGCGGACTCGCAGTACCAGACCGTGGTCTCGGCCCCGGCCGACGCTGCGGCGATCTCGCTCTACACCGCGGCGAGCGCGACCTACCGCAAGTCCCTGGCCTATGCGCCGGAAGCCATCACCATGGTCACGGCCGACCTCTACATGCCCACCAAGGGCGTGATCGACTCGGCCCGTGCCCAGTACGACGGCATCTCGATGCGCTCGATCTCGGCCTACCTGCCGGGCTCGGACCAGGCCATCAACCGCGATGACGTTCTGTTCGGCTACCTGGCGATCCGCCCCGAGTGGATCTGCGCGGTTCCGGACGCGATCTGAGGCTGATCTACGGCGGGCGGGGATTGTCCCCGCCCGTTTTTTCATGGAGTGACTATGGCACGTTCTGCGATCCCCGATTTCGGGGTGGAATATCCCGAATACGAAAGGCGCCAGT